CCGTCGACAACATCGTCCTTGAGTTGGGTGGCGCCGACCTTGAGGTGCAGGACGCGGCGCAGGCTCAGGCGGCCGACAACCTCACCCTGACGCAGGCGCACAATCTGGTTGTCGCCGACGCCCTCCAAGCACACACCGTCGACAGCCTGACTCTCACGCAGGTGCACGTTCTCACCGTCGCGGACGCTGCCCAGTCCCACACCGTCGATAACCTCGCGTTGACACAGGTGCACAGCCTGACCGTCGCCGACGCGCTGCAGGCACAGACGGCGGAAAGTCCGACCCTTGACTCCGCGGCCGTCCTGGTGGTCGCCGACGCGACCCACGGACAGCTCGTCGACAACATCGCTCTGACCCAGGTGCATGAACTGATCGTCCAGGACGCGGCACATGTCCAAACGGCCGAGACTCTCGGCCTTACCCAGGTTCACGAGCTGACGGTGGCCGACGCCACCCAGGCCCAAGCTGCAGACAGCGTTGTTCTCGCGCTGCCTTCCATCGAGGGCCTCGGCCTGATCCACGGAAAGCGGCAGTCAGCGTCGATCGGCGCGGCGGCCAACGCCACGGCCGGCATGCCCGGCGGAATCACGTAGGGGGTGCCGTGACTGAGGTGATGTACTGCACCCGGGAGGACGCGAAGTCCGCACTTGACTTCAAGGAGACCGCGCGCAACAACAGCCAAGTCGACCGGGCGGTCGCCGCGGCCACACTGGCGATCGAGGGCCTGACGCATCGCAAGTTCTACCCGTGGACCGGCACCCGGTATCTGGACTGGCCCAACTTCCAATTCGCCCGGCCGTGGCGGTTGTGGCTCAACTCCAACGAACTCATCTCCGTCAGCGCCCTGGTTTCCGGCGGCGTCACCATCGCCGCGACGGACTACTTCCTGCGCCGCTCCGACATGGTGGACGAACCGCCGTACACGCACATCGAGATCGACCTGGACGGCCCGGCAGCGTTCTCGTCCGGCGACACACATCAGCGGTCGGTCGCGATTACCGGGGTGTTCGGTCACAGCGCGAACGAAGAGGCGGTCGGGTCTCTCGCCGGCTCGCTGGCCGCAGACGCCTCCGCAACCGCGTCGATCACCTGGACCACCGCCCGGATCGGGGTCGGCGACACTCTCCGCATTGACAACGAGCGGATGATCATAACTGGGCGGACGATGGTCGACTCGACCCAGGACCTACAGACCCCACTGACCGCCGCGGCCAACAATGTGACCGTCGCCGTAACCACCGGCACCGCGTTCGCGATCGACGAGGTCCTACTGCTGGACTCGGAACGGATGCTCGTGGTCGACATCGCCGGGAACAACCTGACCGTGCGCCGGGCCTGGGACGGCTCCGTGCTCGCCACACATTCGGGCAGCAGCATCTACACCCTGACCGGCGTCGAAATCACCCGCGGCCAACTCGGCACCACCGCCGCGGCACACAACAGCGCCGCTACCATCTACCGGCACCAGGTGCCGCCGTTGGTGCGGGAGCTGGCCATCGCCGAGGCCATCAACACGCTGCTGCAGGAGTCGGCCGGGTACGCCCGCACGTCGGGTTCGGGCGACAACGAGCGGGAGATGTCAGCCAAGGGCATCAAGTCGTTGCGCGACGACGTGTATACCGCGTTCGGGAGAAAAGCCAGGATCGCGGCGATCTGATGCCCGAGACGACCGTCACCGTTACCGGTCCGTTGTTCAACGGTGCCGCGGCTAGGGCCTCCCGCGAACTGTGTGACGCGATCGAGTATTCGGTGGCGTGGCAGGCCCACGCTGAAGCCCGGCAGATCATGGACGCCTCGTTCAAGCACCCCACCCCGTACTACGAGGTGCAGGTGACGGTGCAACGGTTGGGTGACGCGATGGTGGTGCACGACCGGGGTATCGCCTACGGTCCCTGGTTGGAGAGCGGCGCCTCCCGCCGCCCGAGCAAGTTCCGCGGATACCACTCGTTCCGCCGCGCCACCGCCGCCGTCCTGCCGAAGATCCCCGGCCTGGTTGCACGCATCCTGCCGCAGTTCGTGAAGCGGATGAACCGATGACCATCAACAGCGTTGCCATCTTCGACGCGCTCGAGTCCCACGCGCAGGCATCCGGGCTGTTCGACCGGGTCGGCGGGCACGAGCCCCGCAACGGTCCAGGCAACGGCCTAACGGTGGCGTTCTGGTTCGCCGGCCTCGCCCCGGTCCAGACGTCGGGGCTGGCGTCCACCAGCGTCCGTCTCATCTTCACCGCCCGGATCTACCTGCCGGCGCTGATGGAGCCGCAGGACGCGATCGACCCCACTGTCATCGCAGCCACCGACGCGTTGATGGCCGCCTACTCGGGCGACTTCACCCTCGGCGGGCTGATCCGCGAGGTGGACCTGCTCGGCCAGCACGGTCAGCAGTTGTCGGCACTGCCCGGGTGGCTGCCGGGCGAGTCCCCGTTCCGAACCGTCGACATCACCATCCCCATGGTCATCAACGACCTGTTCACCCAGGCGGAGTAGGAGGCCACAGTGGCGAAAACCGCAGGGATGGGCGACAACTGCTACTGCGGCGGCACCGACCTGTCCGGCGACATCGGCAGCCTCGAGCGCATCGGCGGCGGACCAAACCCGCTGCCGGCGACCGGCATCAACGCCTCAGGGCAGGAGCGGTTGGGCGGGCTGCGGGACGGAGCGATCGACTTCACGTCCTGGTTCAACCCGTCCCTGACCCAGGAACATGTGGTGCTGTCGGCGCTGCCGACAACAGACGTGATCGTCTCCTACTTCCGCGGCACCGCGATCGGCAACCCGGCCGCGTCGCTGGTCTCCAAACAGATCAACTACGACGGCGACCGCGGCGCCGACGGGTCGTTCACGTTCTCGGTCAACGCTCAGGCCAACGGCTACGGCATCGAGTGGGGCGAGCAGGGCACCGCCGGCATGCGCACCGACACCGGCGCCACCGTTGGATCGGCACTCGACTCCGGCGCGGCCACCACCAACTTCGGCCTACAGGCGTATCTGCAGGTGGACACCTTCACCGGCACCGACATCACGATCAAGTTGCAGGAGTCGTCGGACAACGGCGCCGACACCTACGCCGATGTGGTGGGCGGCGGGTTTACCCAGATCACGACCGGGCAGGCGCCGAAAGCCCAACGCATCGCCACCGCCACCAACCTGGCCGTCGAGCGGTACCTGAAGGTCACCACCGTTACCACCGGCGGGTTCGTCACCTGCACCTTCGCCGTAATGATCGTTCGCAACCAGGTCGTCCCGACCTTCTGATGTTGAACCGGATCGAGCCGGCCGGGCCGGTGCACGCGTACAAGACGTACCAGCTCGCGTCGCCGATCTCGACGCACTACCGCGACGGCACCTGCGACGAGGCCGGGTGCCTGGCCCACCGCAACGGCTGGCAGACGACCGTCGACGAGACGACCGACCTCGGCCAGCGGCAGGCCCACTACATCCGCAAGGTTGCCGGCCGCCGGTACACCGAGACGCGCAACGCGGCCGGGCTGACCGTGTTCACGTTCGAGGCCGGCCAGAAATGCTTCACCACACACAAGGTGCCGCTGGACCGGCCGGAATTCTACGTGGTCCGCGGCGGCGACTGGCGCCAGTACGGCAGCCCACGCCAGCACAGCGGACCCGACAGTTGGGTCAACGACTTCGCAGAGCACCAGGACCGCATCGCACGAGTCGTCAACGGATAGGAACTCAATGGCCCTTCGCATTCTCGACCAGACCGTAATTGACGCGCTGGTCCGGGCACGAATAATCGACAACCCGAATGTCGTTCGTCGGGTGGTCATCGACATCAAAGCCGGCGAGCCGGTGAAGGTTTACATCGACCGGTTCGCCGAAGACAACCACGACCTGATCGGCGTCATCGAGTCAGTGGGCATCGAAATCCAAATGCAGGCAACCGATGAAGGAGGGCAGTAGCCATTTCGAAATCCACCGGAATGGGATGGACGACACTCTCAGTCGATCTGAGTGACGGCACCCTGACCGATATGAAGAACGACTGCACTAACCTTTCTTTCTCAACGCCGCGCGGCGTGCAGGACGTCACGGGCGTGGACAAGTCGGCGATGGAGCGGCTGCTTCTCTTGGCCGATATGTCGCTGACGTTGAACATGGTTTTCAACGCAACCGGCTCGCATCTGATCTTCCGCACCGTCCCGTCCACGTCGGTCGCGCGCGAGTTCACCCTCACGGTGGGTGGCGTGACGCTGGGCACCACGGGCACGCCGACGCTGCTGTTCACCGACTACAGCCTCAGTCGCGGCCAGGACGGTTCGCTCACGAGCACTGCGCCCGGAGTGCTCGCAAATGGTGTTGTGCCGACATGGTCATAATCTTAAATACGTCAATGGATAGGTGAGCCGATGGGCTTCGTCCATAACCGCAAGCTGTACCACCTCGTCTTCGACGGTGAGCTTGCCGGCCTCGAGGTGACGGTCCGTTCGTCGAGCATCCTCGTCTTCAAGCGGATTGCCGCGCTGGCCGGTCGGGAGTACTCGTCGCCGCCGTCCGAGGAGGACATCGAGGCGGCGACCGGTTTGTACAAGGCGTTCGCCGCGGTGCTCGTCGAGTGGAACCTGGAGGAGCCGGAGGGTGTGCCGGTGCCGGCCACGTTGGACGCGATCGAGTCGCAGGAGCTCAACTTCGTCATGGCGTTGGTGATCGCCTGGATGGACGCTGTTGCCTCCGCGTTGGGCGGTAAGCCGACCGACGAACTGTTGGCCGAGTTGGAGGCGGGTTTGCCGATGGAGCCGCTGTCCGCGTCCGCGTAGCTCCTGATCTGGTCTGTCCGCTTCGTCTGCACGGGGGCGGTGGATGACCAGTCCCGGCAATGCCGTCACGATCGTCGTAAAGGCGGAGGACAAGACTGCCCCCGGCTTCAAGCAGGCCACTGAGGGCGCGTCGAAGCTGGGCGCCTCGTTGAAGCGGGTCGGCGAGATCGCGGCCGGTGTGCTGGCCGCGGACGTGCTGCTGGCCGGTGCCCGCAAGTTGCAGGCGCTGTTCCATCAGACGGTGGAGGCAGCCTCAGCACTGGGCGAGTCGGTCAACGCGGTTAACAAGACGTTCGGCGAGTCGGCGAAGCAGGTCACGGACTGCCACTCGGGGCGATGCTGAAAAACCAGGGCCTGACCATGGATCAGGTCACTGACCACACGTTGAAGTTGACGCAGCGGGCCGCGGACATGGCGTCGGTGTTCAACACCGACGTGACCGCCGCCCTGACGGCGGTCCAGGCTGGGCTGCGCGGCGAGCAGGACCCGCTGGAGCGCTACGGCGTGTCGCTGTCGGCGGTGGCGGTTGAGGCCCGCGCGTTGACCGATTCGCACAAGACGTCGACAGCGCAGTTGACGGCGCAGGAGAAGGCGCTGGCCCGGCTGAACCTGATCTATGAGCAGACCGAGTCGACGGCCAACGACTTCCGCGACACGTCGGATGGGTTGGCCAACAGCCAGCGGATCGCGACGGCGCAGATCGAGAACGCGAAGGCGAAGATCGGCACCGCGTTCCTGCCGGTGATGGCTGCCGCGGCGAAGCTGTCGGGCGAGTTCGCGACGAAGCTGACGGATATCCCGTCTCCGTTGCTCGCGGTGCTGGGCGCCGTGACCGCACTCAGTGTGGGGATGCTGCTGCTCGCGCCGCGGATTCAGGCGACGAAGGTCGCGCTAGCCGAGATGGCAGCGTCGTCCAGCGTCGCGCAGCGGGGTTTGGCCGGGGTTGCGGTTGCGGCCGGCAAGGCTGCGGGCGTGCTGGCGCTCTTCCAGGTCATTTCGATGGCTGCCGGCGCTGCACTGGACAAGGATCTCAATCCTCAAATCGAGGCCGCGTCCAAAGGCCTCGAGAGGTGGGACGGCCAGGCCAGGCTGACCGGCGAGGCGGCCCGGCTGTTCGGGGAGGACGCCAAGAAGCTGGGCAAGATGCTCCGCTCCGTTGGCGAAGTCACGACCATGGACAAGGTCGCCCGGTCGATGGACTTCCTTCCCGGCGTGTCCTCGGACATGAAGGAAGCCGACGACACCGCGGCCGCGTTCGATCAGACGT